TATAAAGCATATTTGGATTATTTTAGAATTGCATATTAAACATTGCATTGTTATCGAATATTTACTATGAGTTGTTTTGACAGATTTGTTTTACATTTTCATTCCATGGTGAAAGACTGTCAAGTGAAATTCTTGCGGAGCTAAAATCCCGGGTGTTGAGCGAAGACACCCACAGGTTTATTCTGTATATAAGAGATAGGATAGAGCAGGGAAAGCTGGTTTTCCGAGGAAGAACAGGAAGTGGCACGGTACATTCTGGCACAAAAGATCAAACTGGAACAGGAGTGTATACGATAATGTATAAGAAATGTTTCCTAAGGGGGATTATGAAGAAGAAAATATTACTGTGTCTGATAGCACAGCTCATATGTTGGGGCATTATGACGATGTCAGATTATATGGAAGAAACATATAACGACAGTTTCAATCTGATTGTTGTATTTGCGGTCCCCATGATGTGTGTGGTTCTGTATATTATATTCAGGAGATGGATATATGACAATCAGATGGTGCGGCTGAAAGATGTCGTCATAATCTGCGAGACGTGGCTGATCTGTGGACTGATACTGGGATTTCTGATAGGTGCTTTGGTTAACAATCAAATGTGGATAGTGTCGCAGGCTACAGGAGGATGGGAACATCTGCTGAATGGGATAGAATATATGATGTTCGCCGTGACGCTTGCGGAAATACCATTTGTGGCTGTAGTATTGATCGAATCGGTTATAGGAATAGTGAAATTGTTAAGGAAAAAAGGAGAAATAAAATTATGATAAAAATACTTTTCATCTGCCATGGCAACATCTGCACTACTGTGAACATATAGCAGACAGAAATATATACTTGAAAATAGCTTAAGAACAGGAGAAAACAATGATAAGAGTAGCTTTTTGCTGTCATGGTAATATTTGTCGATCAACCTTAAGTGAGAGCGTATTTACTCACAAGGTAAACGCTCTGGGCTTAGGGGATCAGTTTATCATAGATAGCTTTGCAACGAGTAGGGAGGAGATTGGAAACCATCCACATAGAGGCACAGTAAACAAGCTGAGAGAGGTAGGGATCCCTTTAGTGCCTCATAGAGCTAAGCAGATCACATTAGCCGATTATGATAAGTTTGATTACATTATAGGCATGGATACCGCTAACATACGGAACCTTAACAGGATGCTAAACAATGATCCAGAGGGGAAGATATACAAGCTCCTCAGTTTTGCAGGATCAAGCAGGGATATAGCGGATCCGTGGTATACAGGTAACTTTGATGAGACTTATACCGATGTAGAGGAGGGCTGTGAGGGCTTTCTGGAGTATCTGAGAGAGAACGGAGAAATATAAGAGCGTGGAGCTGTAGATCATTAAACTAATGGTTTACAGCTCTTTTCTTATGCCCTCCTGTATAATATTCTCATAGCCTCATACAGGGGCTAAAGGCTCAGATAGAGCTACTACAGAGGCTCCAGAGAGTACCTCTATAGCTGATAAGAATATCAATATTGAGGCTAAGGGCGTAGATGTAAAGCTGGAGATCACAGGAGATAGCTACAATATCTCAATATCAGCCCCAGAGGGGCAGGAGAGCCAGATACAGCCAGTTAATGAGGTAAGTACTGTAAATGCTCCAGAAAGCACTACAGAGCCTCAGAGGAGCCCTAACTGGGTAGAGTATATTACTATGCTCCTTTTAGCGGTACTGGTGGGGCTGGAGATCAAAGATAAATTGCACAAGGAAAAATAGCAAAAAATTAGGAGGGGCTTAGTGCTCCTCCTTTAGCTTTTCCTCTAATACGCTTGTAATGTAGGCGGTAAGGCTCTTAGCTCCAGATCTCTCCGCTAGTTTCTGGTACTCCTCTTTTTTTCCTTTAGGTACACGAAACTTAATAAGATCTTTACCCTCATCATATTTAGCTACAGCTCTTTTTTGTGCTTCAGTAGCTCCCATATTTTCAGCTCCTAACATAAATTATATACCTCCTCTATAATAACATAATCATTTCTGTTTTAAAAGTTTTACCTCAAATTTGAGGAATTTTATATTGACATATAAGGTACCTTAGATTATTATACAGATATAAGGTACCTTATACAAGAGAAACAGGATATTACAGGAGGTAAAGGATATGAAGTATAAAAACAGTGATGATAACAGATACAGAGTACAATTTATGAGATCTACAGAGGAGCTTATGGATCAGCTTACAGTTAAAGAGTTTATCTCTTATCTGGAAGAAAATGCAGAGTTTGAGGATTATACAGTAGAGTACATTGACGGAAAATGTGTTAAGTGTAGAGCCTATTATCTCACAGAGGAAAACAGCAAGCTCCATAAGGAGTTTTTAGTAACAGAGGATGGCAGAGTATTTTACTGGAGAACCTTATTAGATAAGATCGAGTTAGTAGATGATGAGCCTATACCTAAAAAACCTCTGAAAGATCGCACTAATGAGGATCTGGTTATAGAGTACCAGACTACTCACAACGAGGATTTATTTAGAGCATTACTGGAGAAAAACACAGGGCTCTTACACATTATCGTTATGGATTACAGGATCCCTAAGTATGAGATAGAGGATCTCCTCAGTGAGAGCTACATAGCTCTTATAAAGGCGGTAGATAATTTTGATCCTACCAGAGGCGTTACTTTTACCACAGCTCTTAAGGTATTTGTACGCCAGCATTTAAACCGCCTCTACAATGAAGTAACTTGTCAGAAAAGATATAACGGTATGGATCCAGCCAGCTATGAGGAACTGGTAGAGATCCATAAAGACGATGTAAGAGGCTTAGATTGTGATAGGTTTACTCAGATAGAGGTAGATGAGTACTTAGAGGGGCTGGAGGCTAAGGATCGTTATATGGTTACACTCCTCCTCATGGGATACAGCCTCTCAGATTGTGCAAAGGCTTTTCATGTGGCAAATTCTAGTATCACATGGAGGATCAAGCGGATCCGCAAGAACTATGCAGCTTATAGTATGGCTGTTTAGATAGATAAAAACTAAAGGAGAATATGTAAGATGAGTAAGTTAAATTTAAGACAGGCAAGAGAAAAGGCTGGAGTTAGCGTAGAGTTTGTAGCAGAGCAGTTAGGGGAGATTGCTGGGGTAAGCAGTAAAACCATTTACAACACAGAAACAATTTTAACAAAAGGAACAAAAGAAGATATACAGGCGTTAGTATTGCCTCTGTGGGCTCCGCTGTGCCTCCTGTAGGCGTTTTATATGTTTATATGGATAAGTGTAAGAGGATGAGAGTAAAGCCTCTTAAAATTGATTTTAGAGGTATTTTATATAAGGGTTATATAATAAATGCACAATAACATATTATACAGGAGGTGTACAACTTGTTAAAAATGCACAAGAGTTACTTGCAAAATGATAGGGGTATAGATATAATAGAGTGGAACCTAGAGAGGGTAAAGAAAAAAGCACCTCCTAAGAGATGCTATATCAGATCCTGTAAAGTATTGGCAGTACTACACAGGGATTAAGGTAAACCAGATACCATAACCGCATATAAGCAACTGACATTTTCTAGGGGCTATTATAGCATGATAGCCTTTAGTTTTCAATATTCGATGCTATGTAATTCTTTCCGATCTGGAGAGAGGTTAAGGTAAATGAACCTTACCTCTCTCTCTTTTTCGTATCAGAAAGCAAGGAGGAGCAAGATGAGAAAACAGATAACAGGAAATGAGGAGATAAAGCTGTATAGCTGGATGGCACAGGAGGGGCTAAAGGGTAACGCCTTAGTAGTGTACGCTATTGTATATGACGCTGGAGAGTACTCTGGAGGCTACAGGTATTTAGCAGATTTTACAGGAATGGAGATTAACTCCTTAATAAGGCTGGTTGGTAGCATGGTAAAACAAGGATACCTTAAAAAAGAGGTGGAGGAGCTCAATAATACTAAGATCCCTCACTTAAGGGCTGTAAGGAGGGGCGGAGACAATGGCGAAAACAATTAACCCAGAGAATTATTATACAGTATATTATTGGATGAGTACGGAGCTGGGGCTCTCTGGAGTAGAGAAAGATCTTTATGCTTTGATTTATTACTACTATGAGAAAATGAATAATGAGTGTTATTACAGTTACTCCCAGTTAGAGCAGATTACAGGCACCTATAAGAATAAGATAATCAGATCCTTAGCAAAGCTGGAGGAGGGCGGATATATCCGTATTTTGACTAAAGAGAACGGTAAGAAATATTACCAGATCATAGAGGATAAGCTGGTAGGCATACAGGCAGGATCTAATACAGATCCAGTATTTTAACTGTACACACTATGGGTACAATAGATGTAAACTATACACATAATGGGTATAATATTGTACACACTATGGGTACAGACTGTACACAATATGTGTACTAAGAATATAATAATACTTAGACTAAAAAGAAAAGAAAAACTTTTCTCTAAGAGAAAAGGGAGGCAGAGCCTCCTTAGGACAAAAAAATTTTTCTACAGAATTTCTTAGAATATATTTAGTATGGGTTAATAATACTACATATATTGTTGGCACAAAGTTATCTATACAGTATATGGTGGTATGATTGACGGATGTTAGAAATGTTGATATA